TCATTGGGAATTTGATAGGGATTTTATTATCAACATCTAGCAGTCCTCCCACAACTGATATTATCTCAGGATTTTGTATCGCGTCTTTTAAAGATTTTTTCTGTATCATAATAGTAAATTTTAAATTCAAATTAATAAACTCTTATCTCTCTTGTGCTAGCAATATACCATAATCCATCATCCCCTTTCGATACGATATATTCCTCCACATATCCAAGTCCAACTCCCCATTCATTAAAATTTTTATAGCTCCCGTCAATCTTAGCACAAAATGAAGAAGACGATTTTATTAAAGATGGAGAATCATTTCTCGAAATAACCCTACCACGAATCCGGAATTGGAATCCATCGGGAACTGAAGATGTAGGTGGTATAACAATCGTATCAATCTTTTTATAATAAACATCGGTAGATACGTCCAACAATGATCCCTTGCTGAAATCAATATTATATTCTGATACATGCGATGTGAGCTCTTCATTTACGATCCTCCACTCATATACCATATCTGATTTCATTATAATTCTACCCAATTCGTCAAAACGAATACTCTTTCCACCAAGATGTCCGGTGCCTTTTAAAAAGTCTAATAGAATCATCGGAGTGAACTTATCCATTTCAGGCGAAAAATCTTTGTAATCGGACGTAATATTCCCGTTAGCATCAAAACCATTCTGGCTAAACATATATTGGTCATAGAATATGGCTTGCCCGATTTTAGCGAATTGTATCAAGGCAAGTTCAATCTCAATCGCATTGAAGTGTTCAAACGGGAGCCACGTAGCATTTTCCCCGTTCTTGGCATAATCTTCTGCCGGTGTCATGCCCTGCTCAGTCCCCAGCCATGTTCCGACCTTGTTCATCACATAACGAACTGCATCCTGCGCCGTGTTCGGCTGGAATACGACATAAGGAGCCACATTAGCCGAACACGTATATCTCATGGTAGAAGAATATATACCAGCCGGATAAGGAAGCCTGGTCACTGGCTTAACACGATAATTAACCTCTGTTCTTTTTTCTGCAATCATAGTTATTCCTCCGTTGTTATTATTACAGAAACATTACCTGAAGCCTGCTCGCACATAGCCTCTGTCACGGTTCCGCTGTATGATGCAACCTTAGCCGTGTCCGGATTAAGGATATTGCCTGCTGAATCCGTGAATACGAAAAAGAACTTCATGTCCTTGAATTTTGTTATGCTGCCACGCTTCACCAAAATAGGAGTATAAGTAACACTTCCACCGGAACCCTGCTCGATAGTTTCATTCTCCGGATTAGGATTTGGTTGGATATCGAACGGATCACTGGCGTCTATTACCGTCTGTACGTCCATACCGATAAGGTTTCCATCCTGATAGACTTCTACCTTAAACTGTCCGGTAGTATCGACCATATCATTATTAACTGATAATGTCTGCCCTGTCTGTCCGCCTATTACAGACCACGTTCCAGACTGCAGGGAATACCATTTATATGTCAGATTAGCCGTCAACTGGTCGCTACCTATCCACGCTACAGCCTTCAGTATACAGGAATCTCCCTTATCGGTTAGTGTAAAGAATTTATTGTCACCGGCCATGATGGTCACACGTTTGCTGTTTCCAACACCCACCGTTATCGGTATATTATACACAGCCTGAACCTTGTCGGAGGTATTACCTACCGCAATCGTAGCTTCTGCCTTGATGTTACATGCCGCACCTCCGGATGCTTTTACAAGGTTTTTCATGATTTTCAGGGCAAAGTAATTCTGTACTCCAGCTTGATAAGGAATACTCTGGAAGTGACTTGTTTCGCCGTTAAAACTATTCGTTGAAACCTTGTCGCTACCGAATGTCAATTCAGTGTCATTAAAGTACCATTTCACCGAGCTGGGAACAACCAGTCCGGCCGCGACCAATGAAGATGTAATAATGTAACTTAACATAGGCGTTAATGTAGAAAAATCCGGAGATATATTAGTCGGGCTACCTGCTGTACCCTGATATTCCTGATACAAGTCACCCATATTGGATTGCAGGAAAGGCATGTATACACTACCCTTGCGCAGGAACACGACCTGCCGTACTGAACTAGCCTCACTCATTGCTGCCTCCTTCCTTGTTAAGAGTTGTAGGTGTATCTGGGAACTCAGGTAAAATTGTCGGTTTGTCATCCCGATATTCATCCGGAGTAGTTACTTCTGCCGGGTTCTCAATACCGTCCGTTTCCAGACGAGCCGCCTGTGGAGTCAATGCAACGCCACCCACGCGAGTTGCTCTGTCAAATATTGTATCACCTTCAATCCGGTTCAAGTCAGCCTGCCACAACAGCACATTACCGTCTGCCGTCTTATTGCGTATTGCAGTAAGACTCATCTTATCTGCAACCTGTTTTGTCACTTTCACATAAAAAGCCATAGTCGTATAATTTTTTAATTGTTAATTCTGTCAAAAAGTACATTCCCGTCAGCGTCCTGCAATACAGAACCGTCCGTGTCATCAATAAGTATAGCTTGCGGGCCCCTATCCTGCACTTCTAATTCAAGCATCATTCCTGGAATGAACGTAATCGTAGGTTTGATTCCTTCAGCCTGCTTGGAATAACTCTGAGAATACGGAGATTTTACTTTCCATACAAACCGGAACCATTCTTCCGGATCAGGAACAACACCCATTCCGTCCATCACAAACGCTTCCAATTTCAATTTCTCCGTTCCTCCGGCAACCTGCGTGGGTGCTCCTTTCCAGTCGACTTCCACTTCCGGTATGCGGCGCCGGATGGTGGTTGTTGCCGTGGGGGCACCATCAGGGGGAGCAGAAGGTAAGCTGCCATCTGCAGAATATCCCAGCTTACAGACATAAGTCTGATCTTCCCCAATATTATCCTGATTAATCGTTAAAGTATTATGGTCTATTGCTTCAACTTCCCAGTCATTGTCACCGTTGCCATCCGTAATAGGTTCCAGACTTCCATCGGTCATACGGAACCAGAAGAACTGACACTTCTGCTTGTCGGAGGCTATGTCAGATTCACCGGCAAACACGGATGCGGTTATCTTACGTGTCAACGGATTGCGTAACGGATTCCATGCCACAGTTGCAGGACTGTCGAGTTTCAAAATCGGTGCCGGGAGTGTTGCGTCCGATACGGCTATGACCGTACTCATTCGGAACATATATACCTGACTGGTACGGGTATCGACATACTCAGCGTAAAATTCAAAGGCAAGAGGTGAAGAAACAGAGGAATTTCTTTTTACCTTAATCTGTCCTTTATTATCTCCTTCTGTCGTTATCTCGTAATCAGTATTATCCGAATTTATCAATGTTCTCTGGGTACCGATAATCTGATACCACTTCATGTTAGTAAGAGATGCGTTCACCGAACCACTCTTCAGATAAGAATCCGGATCCGTAGCATTGCATCGCGGAAACAGTACAAGAGGCGTCAGTGTATAGTCAGGAGTATATTCTTTTACATCGCTGCTGTATATCTGCCGGTCTGGAACACTACCAACAACCTCTATACTTCCGCTAATCTGGAGAGGTGTGTAGTTGACATCCAATCTCTTTGTTTTACTTTTTATTCCCATATTAGAATGTTATTGTTTGTTCTGCTAATTCTGTCTGCTGACCATCACGAAGTAGAGCAGTCGCCTTAAAAGAGCACACTCCCTTACGAGTAAAATCAATGCCCAAATCATCGGATGTCAGTGTAAGAGTCTTGCCGGCATCAGCTCTCTTGATTGCCCACGCATTATCTTCACTCACGTTGCCCGTATCTCGTGTCCAGCTTACATCCGTATCAAGGATACTGTCTGTCACATCACGGTTGTATAATTCTCCGGTTACAGTTAAAGTCGTAAATACAACTCCTTCCTGAAGCTGAGTTGCATCGAAAGCCCAACCGTTTTCGCTTTCTATGTCTATTGTGAAATTCGGATTTCCTTCAATCATCGCCCAGCCCGTGCTAGCATAGCGAGGTTCGTCAGTCGTGCCGGTGACAAGGCATTTCCAGCGACAGCCGTAATGCCAGACAGTATCTACCGTATCTTTACCAGCCGTATAAGGATTATCACTCTGAGCTACTTCCAATGACCAGAAACCACGGTCGTTAAGCTGCACGACAACCACACCCTGATAGTTAATGCGCATGAGGTCCTGTATGGCAATACCACGACAGTATACATAACTCTGTCGATAATTGATAGGGAGGTTATCGAACAGTTCCAGCCTCTTCAGTTTCCCGATAATGATGCTGTAGTTAGATTCCTCGAGTATAGGTTTCGTGACACCGTCAAGCATGCAGATACATCCCTCGTAAGATGACAGATACCAGAATCCCTGCCGTTCTTCATCCACTGCATTGCCACGACGTGTAATCACCATACCGACAGCTGGAGGATAGTTCTTACCCCCAGGCACCTCTTCATCTGGATAGAGCACGACATTCAGTTTGTTCTCTGCCTGCATGACACTAAGGACACGGAACCAGCTATCATAATATTCTCCTGCTGTGTTCAGGTTATTCACTGAGCCATAACTTACGTCCTGCTCTTTGAATGCTGTGATATCATTGTCCCAGCGGCGACGAAGATACAGATCATACGTGCCGTCTTCGAGAAGTTCAATCCGTTCGATAGTACCAGCCTCAGAATAAGTAACGTTTCCTTCTTGAGCAAACCAACGATTGTAGATAAGTTCCTTCACAACCATAGAGCTGCGCACTTCAAGTCTTTCGAACTGTCCACGCCCATCAGGATATATGCCCGCGCCTTTGCCTGTAATAAGGGAATCAATAAATTCACCAAAAGACAGTAAGAAACTTGTCCCATCAGGTCTATCTTTCCTGATAAAGTTATCCAGATCAAATCCAATTTCAGTTAAAGCTGTAATAAGCTCAAGAAAGTTAATTTTAATCTTCTCAAAATTACGCTCCCATTTCAATCGGACATCACGGCCAAAATCATTAGCACCGTTCCAGGGCACTATATTTTCAAAATCCGTATTTAACTCCGGTGTTTTATTTTGTGTCGGTGTATTATCTGTCATGTCAATTCTAATTGTTGTCCGTTAAATTCCAGCAACAATGGTTGCCAGCACATTTTTTCCTCATAGGTATCCATATCTCTGAACCGAAGCATATAATCAGAGAATCTGTTACGTTCCTTCCGATTAGAAGGGAGCAGCTGTGCATGCAGTACCGTTACCGGACCATGCGATTTATCCTTATCATAGGAATACGACATAAAGCTGAAGGAGAAAGTCTTGCCAGCCCTGGTCAGCTCATGCATCTCTTTAATTGCCTCATATATTTTCATAACGCAAAAATAGTTCCATCAGAAAGCTGAAAAAAGGACAAAAAACTGCCTACCTTCACAGGCAAGAAGTGTATGAAGAAAAAAGAAAAACTAACTAGAAAACCTTCTGTAAGAATAATATATCAAGAACACCAGTAAAGCAAACGATATTATAAGTGAATAATTAGAGAAACTGAATAGCGGTTCCTTATCAACCGATTTCATCTCATTCTCTTCGGTTATATTACTACTAGAATGATCATCAATCGTCGTCTTGTTATTAAAATTAACCGAGGAACTGTCACGCTGATAAGTCTTATTGTGCGAGATTTCGGTTTCTTTTTCAATTACCGGGATTGTATTACCTGAAGAATCAATCACAACTGTATAGTCGCGTATAATGATACGTTTATCGTCTATCCAAGATTGAGCCAATTCAGATAACGACACATGATCGTCAATTTGCATATTTTTATGGCTTTCATCAGTTCGAGATGTAGTCTGATTTGACTTATCCAGTCGTACCGACCGGCACGACTGGAGTGTCAAACCTAACAGAACAACCAATAAAAACCCAATACACAACAAAAGAAGAACATCACTTGAATCTAATTTTTTCATTTTCCCCTTAATAAGACAGATTTAGCTCTTTCCAAATGCTCAGTACGATCTTCGAGTCCATTGAATCCGCCGTTAATTTTTTTGGTAATTTTCAGCAGCTGATCCTGATCGGCCAGTTCATTCAACTTATTACGGTTCCAGAACCATCCGGCTACAAGTGCCGCTAAGTCTGGTTGCTCGACTCGTTCCGGATGCTCCAGCAAATTATATTCCTTTTTTGTAAAATCATTAAATGCTGAATAATTAATCCTACCAGTCAGCTGTATAAGTCCACGCCCTTTAAATTTAGGTCCGTCACCAGGCATAAGGTTACCCAGATCCTTACGTCCTTCATAGGCTTTTCCGGAAGCGATTTCGCGGACATAGCGAAGAGATCCACTTTCATGTGCGATTTGTGCCAGAAAATGAGCCTGACGCATTGGCGTATCAATTTCAAAGGTCGCCATCGTATCGTTCAAGTGCGGTAAGAACTTGTCTATGTTCTCATCCGTAGCGAACGGCATAATTTTTTTAAGCGTTGTTTTGTCCATTATTAAATGTTTTTTTCAGTTTGTACCGATATGTATAATCAATGCCGAACAGGCTTCCGGCAAAAGTGCTTACCTCGCCATAAGCAATCAGCACCGAGCTGTGTATCTCGCCTACTGGAGGTGTCCATAATCCCATTATCAGCATTGCCATGCCACTAACAGTAAGGAAAGCAGCCATGGCAAGCTGTATTGTTAACTTTTTGTTTTGCATATATTATTTTGTGTTTGTGTGACAAAAGTACCCGTAATACGCTATAAAAAAAAGGACATTACCGGCTAGCGTTTTTCTCGAGCATTTCCAGCCTCTTAATACCATCACGTATTGTCCGGACACTCACTATCAATTCCTTCGTAGCAATATTACTAAGATGCTTATTCGAGATACGCAATTCAGAAAGTATCAGCTGTATGAGTACCTTAATGTCATAAGAGGATGCTCCGGAGATACTTTCAACCTGGGTAGCGCTGTCAGTGGTATATCCACCATTGTACTTACCATTTCTCATACGCACCTGTTGTAAGATCTGAGTAGTATTAATCATACCGATAGTACCATTTTTCTGAGCGATATCAAAGACATCAAGGAACTGCTTAACATGAGGATTGGCCACACCTTCATGATTTGTAACAAATTCATTCTTATGTACCGGGATAACACCGGCTACATCTCGAGAATCTCCTTTAGCCGTGTACCCCTGAACGTAATCATCAGAATATCCGCCGGAATATAATCCCTTAGCTTCATCAGCCTGTTGTTTAGCAACAGCTATCTGGGCCGCACCTGCTATTACAGCGGCAGCTGCCGCTGCTGCACCCAAAGCAGGGCCAATAACTGGTATTCCCGCCATTGCTTTATATGCTTCCATCGCGGCAACAGCGGTACTAGATGTAACCTGCAAAACCTGTAATGCGAATTGCTTATCAGCATATTTACGCTTAACGGCTAAAACTGCTTCTTCCTTTTGCTCTTCCAGTTCAGTAGTATCTTTACCAGCTTTCTGAGCAGCTTTGATCTGAGCATCATACCGACTTTCAACCTTGGATATCTCACTATCTTGCATGGCAGACATCAGCTGTGATACTGAGCCAGCCAACTGATTAAATGTATCTAATGCAGCTTTCCTGATCTGAGCACGTTCTTCTTCCTTTTGTTTCGTGATTTCAGTCAGGCGGTCCTGATACTCCATTTCAGAGATAATACCAGCATCGTGAAATGCTTCCAGCAAAGCCAGTTGCCCATCCAGACTCTGTTTGTACTTGTCGATAAAATAATTATCTTCTTCCGGAGCTTCTTCTTCAATAATATTTAAAGAAGCATCTTCCTGTTTGGTCGGAGTCTGATTTGCCAGTTTATTAGCATATTGACGATTAGCTTCCACTGTCATTGCAGATAAAAGCTGCTGGTCAACCAGTGCTAAATCATTTTTTCTATTAGCTTCTGCATACAATTCCCTTTTTTTAGCCAGGAACTTAACTTCTAAAGCATACAGTTGTTCCTGGTACTTCTCTTCTTCAATCAGTCCCAGAGCATGCTGTGTGCGCAAGTCCTTTAATTGCGTTTCATATTCCTTTTTAGCCTTATCAACTTTATCGTCAGTATCACCAAGAGTCGGAGTTGTAAAAATATTTTCTTTCTCAGGTATCTTATTGATAATTTCTATCAACTGATTTTTCTGCTTCAGCAAATTATCTAATTCAGCTGCTTTTTCGGCTGTATTATTGTCTAGGACTCGCAATAAAGCTAATTTTTGTGCCTGATCAATATCTGTTCTATCTTCAATGATTTTTTTCTGTTCAGCATAATACTTGCGATAAGCAATCGTTTCAGCAGTAAGTTTGTCTTCAATAGCCTGGACTTCAGCCTGTGCATCAGCTTTCAGCAGGGTAAGCTGCCTTTGATTCAGCGAATCTAAATTTTTAGCTCTATCTTGTACAGACTGTAAGGCAGCCATATCTTCAGCATTTTTGTTCAGAGCCTCATTGAGATTTTTCTGTGACTCCGTAGCCTTATCAGTTTCATCACGGAAAAAGGCAAAGTAAGTAGCAGCTGCTGTTGCTCCAGAAATAACCAGTCCCCATGGGCTGGCTTTAGTCGCCTTGCTAAACAAGTTGGTTGCCCATGCAGCAGCCTTGGTTGCAACTTCATACGCTTTCGTTGCCAATGTAGCTGATTTAACGACAATAATGTAGGCACTAACAGCTGCTGTAGCAGTAACAATAACTCTCTTGTTTTCAATCAAAATAGAAACGACAGCACTCAATCCTTTAACAGTGAGTGATCCTGTTGTTACCATGTACTTCATGACTGGGAGCAACTGTTCTCCAAGTTCTACACGGATATCAGAAAAACTCTTTTTTGCCTTATCAAGTTCGGCCTGCACTGTAGAGTTCTGGACGGAAAATTCGTTATAAATAGAAGTACCTTCTACGAAAGCCTGGTTAGCTCCCTGCTGTTCCTTACGAACTTTGTCGACATTACCGGCTAATGCAGAGATAACACTTGCAGCTTCAGCTCCGGAAAGACTCATCTGGTCGAGTACAGGAGCCAATTTATCCATACCGCCCAAACGGTTCAGCGCCTCGAGGAAGGTAAGTACAGCCTCATTAGCATCCTTACTCATCAGCTGTGTAAATTCTTCGACTTGCAAACCAGCCAATTTCGCATATTTAGCCGGCTCCTGATAAAGTTTTAGGATCAAACCGGAAAGGGCTGTAGAAGCCATTTCTGAGCGCAACATATTCTGATCGAGTGCTGATGCGAATCCCATGATATCCGTAATCGCCAAGTTAGCCTGTTTGCCGACACCACCCATACGTGCAGTGAATTCAACCAGATAAGGTTCAGCAGCTGATGAATTTTGAGCAACTGAGTTAACAGCCGAGCCTACAGCCAACATGTTTTCTTTCAGCGACCGGTCGCCGTCGCCAAACATATCAGCTAACTTGCCGATCTGAGTGATAGCGTCCTTGCCTAAATCCTCACCCAACGCGACATTGATCATATCGGCTGCTTCGACGAACTCCAGCACACTATCCTTGGTAGTAATGCCCAATTTTCCGGCATCACCAGCCAATTCATTCAGGCGTGTACGTGCCGTACGGGTATCCATCCGTTTGAATTCCTCGTTAAGCTCTTCTACTTCCTGCTTAGCCAATCCTGTGTACTTGACGACTTGCGACTGAGCTTCTTCCATTTCAGCGTATTCATTCACACAGCTACGCATGGTGAGTGTAACGCCAGTCAGACCTGCAATGATACTGGCAGCAATCGTTCCATATCGATTAAAACCATCAGCCAGTTTAGCCAAGCTGAAGCGCGTTTCGTTAGCCGTTCCTCTCAGTTCCTTGATCCGGTTATTAACTTCCTTCAGCTGCTCGGAATATTGTTTGTAAAGATCCGTGTTCGGATTCAACTGCCTAAGTATTGCGTTCAGATCCTTCTGGCGTTTACCCAGGTCGCGCAAAGAGAGATTGGTAAGTCCAATCTCATCATAAAGATTATCATACTCCTGCTGCAATTTCTTCAGGACTTCAACCTGTTTCGCATACTCAGCCGAATTTTCTCCAAATTGCTTCTTCACATTCTTCAGCTCGCGGTTAGCCGAACGCATCTTATCCTCGAGCTCAATCATCTTCTGCCGTGCCTGATCCTGCTGGATAACAATTTCCAGCTGCACCCTATCAATTTTCAGACTCATATTTGTGTTTGTGTGTGTTAATGATTAATTATCCAGCCATCTCCCATCATCCAGCCATACACCGCCATCCCTCCACCTTCCATCGGCAAGAATCCATCTCTGTTCGACTTCGGTATCAGGTATCACGGCTGGATAGAAGATACCAGTCCATGGACCTGAACGTCCGTTCGGGCCTATCGTATATTCAATTTCCTTTGCCAGAAAACGGCGGTTAAAAAATTCAAAGACTGAACTTGCCGGATATACATTTTCATCATAGCAGGTAATTTTAACCGGATTTTCCCGGTCTATCTTGTAGGAGTTGCTATAGAAATAGCTTTCCATATCAGCCAGATTAAATGTAGGTCCTCCAGCGGGCAAGTCAATCGGCCAACTCTTTGAAGGTAAGAACTTGTCTGTAAATGCTAAAGGATAAGAATTCGGCTCGAGATAACCAATCTGCACAGGATTCAATCCGGTATAAAAAGCCAGGTATATATTAGACTTACTTTCGTCATTGTCCTGAAGATTAGCTACCATATCATGAATGGAACCTAATTCAACTTCTTCACTGGGATTATCAGATGCAGAAGCTGTAGGGATATAATAATCGGAAAAATAAGATTCTTCCGGATCAACATTCTTCAGGTAAAATTGCCTCTGAACAAGTTCTGCCGGAATAAGCTCAATCTCAAATTCCGACTTAGACTCCTCACGCACCAATGCAGCAAATTCATCAACCATTTCAATAACCGTCCAAATTCCAGATCCAGAGAGATAGATAACCTTCCGGTTTACTTCCTGATAATTAAAGATAGTATCTGTAACATAATTCTCTTCGTGCAAGAAAAACTCAGAAAGATTCCCTTCAACAACTTTGCTTTTAGCCTTTTCCTTAACAATGTCCGGCAAGCAACGTAACTTATAATAATCAGTTTCCGGCAACTTGTATCGAACAGTAGAGTTAATGGCATCACCTTCTTCTTCATCCTCACTCTCTACTGTGTAACTGTCTACGACATTCTGCAAGTGTACATGATGCACCTTTGCCAAATAAGATACATTGAGTAAAAATGATACTTTCCTGGTTTTAAAGTCGATCAGGAATGTACCATTAAATAATTTCTCTACATTTTCGAGAAACTCCTTAGCCGTCCATCCTGGCAACATCTCGTTCCATTTATAAGTATTAATAACATGTACCAGGTACATGGATTTCCACGGTGTATCTTCTATCGCATTATACTCGAGCTCATAACCTAATGCCTTCAGCAGTTCACGCATATACGCACACAGATAAGGTTGCGGGATATAATCATAAGGCTGTATATCATCTTTGGAAGTTATATGTCCGGCAAATGGACGTCCTTCCTGAGGTTCTATGTTAAAAATCCAGATATTTTTATCCGTCTGATTAAAGCTATCATAAGTCATCATCAGATTATAGTCAACTTCCGGATAAGATTTACTCACATAATCCGTCGAAACCGAACCATTAACAACAGGATCAGTCACGGGCATATCCAATGTCGATATCAGCTCATCGGACCCGACAAAGTAATTCAATTCGGAGTTTCCGGAAACCAACTGGATGTTGACAGTTGTATCTGTCCAGCCAGTAATGATTTCCGTCCCGTTAAGATATACGCGATTATCAGCTACCAGAACAGCTTTCCGTTTCGTTTCGGGGCGTTCGGTTGTATTCAGACGGTTAAGGAATCCATATAATCTGGCATTAACAGGATCTTGAAGAGATAACTCAATGTCATAAGTATATTCACCGTTTTTAGTGAAAAAAGCGTTTTCCTGCTTTACGGATATAGAGAATCCGGAAGGCAGGACAACAGCAACACCATTAATGTACAGATTAGTCATAATTCTTAAATTTAAGTCCCATTGAAAGTCCGTTTACCCCACCGAATATCTGATATTCCCATTCAATCTTATAAGACTCTTCAGGTATTATATCAACACATTCGTCATGAGATTGCCGGATAGCATCACGCAATGTCAGCATAATATTCTGTAGGTTGCTATACAGTAATATCTCTTCGTTATCGTTGAGTTGACCAGGAGCGACTCGCTGACAAACGAAGAGGAAAACCTGCTGTGAATCACTGGCATTGTCGTACTCACCTACTGCCTGAGCATCAGGATAGCTCACACATAATGATATACCCGATTTGCTCTGAATTTTTTTCACCATATGCGATTCATTCACAGCGAGTATTATATTGTCAATCTTGTGTTCCAATTCTTGATTAGTAGTGTACACCAGTTCACTGATATACTCACGGAAGCTCTTAATATCTATCATAGTATTCTATTATTATCAGGATCGGCGAAACAGAAAGAGAATTCAACGGCCTTGAGAATATTCTTCCGGAAATCACGTTCATAGCTCTGGTTGGTTATGATAATATCATACCAGGAGCCATCTATTAAAATCTGTGCCTGCTGCGCACCCAAGAAGTCACGCCACAACCTGTAATCAGACTGTCGGAATATCACTCCGGAATTGACTGTGAACTCATCAGAAGGATTCACGACAAATTTACGTTCTACTCCCCACATGAATCCAGTTTCGCTTTCATCAGCCCCCTTCAGAACCATCGAACCGACAGCACACACAGTTTCCGGAACATCGAACATGTTCAGGAAACGGAAGATGAAACGTTCAGCATAGGCTGTACGGTCTACATGAAACATCAAGTCTTCTACCGTATAATGATTAAAATCTTTATCAGGAAAAGCTTTTTTGATCCGGTCGTAAGAAACATCAAGAGAGCATACCATATTTTCTCCGACATGCGTGTACAAGGTTTCAGCAGTAACCAAACCAGACATATCAGTAACCGTTACATTAACTGCTTGTCCGGAAGAGAGGAAGAAACTGGCATATTCAGGCACGCCCGGGCGAGTAACCTTCTCGCTGATGACAGATAATACTCCCGGAGATTCAGCCTTTTTTTTCGTTGTAAACCGAGAAAACAGCACATAGGTGTCCGCATCCTTCTCTCCGTTAATCAAAAAACTAAATGTACCTGACAGGTGTTGCTGATAGGTGGTATTACCTTCAGGCCATATACCCCACAAGGCTTTTGCACAGAAACGCCCTAATTTACGTATGCGTACCTGATAGGCAGCGTCCGGAACATATTCTTCAGACAAGATTTTACTTCCGGAAAACTGTACTTCAAAAGTAATGGTAGAGTCTGTATCAATGATGTATTCGGGCATATCGGCAGCCAGCTCGACAGTGCCCGGTCTTTGCATAACATTCATGTGCGAAAGAATTTATTTGTTTTTGAATTGTTCGGCAACAATTGAACTTCATCCTCTGAGGAACCGTCACGTAACTGTTTCATCCGTTCCAGCCAATCAGCAGCATCAGCCTCGAGAATAGCAGACATTCGTTGTGCATCCTCTAATGATGCCGGTTGAGAGTCTGCCATACCATTTGCCGAATTAAATCCCCTGATAACTGCATAAGGTATAAGCTGGAGGGGCAACCTGCGAAGAGCAACCGACATGGTATACAAGGCCAAAGCTTTAGAAGCTGCATACCGAACATCAGATGTTGCGGACTGAAGCAATTCCGGAAAACTGTTACCGTATGCAGGAGCTACTGTAGCAATCTGAATTTCTCTTAAAAACGGGAGTAACAGAATATACATTCGCTCTGACTGGGCAATCGGGAAGTATGAATCGAATTCACGTCCTGACCGGATCAAAAGGCTTGCTGCACTCCGACAAGCATCCGTATTCAGCCAGTCCTTATCCGCTGACTCGTTAAGCCAGCGTATTAATCTCTCAACAGCGCTGTAATACGCCTGTAAGTGCACAGCATCATCACGATCAAGCTGCCATTCCCAAGGTATTTTGTCGGTTCCGTCTGAAGCTACCTTAATCTTTCGGCCGCTATCTTCGTGGCTGACATCGCTACGTTGAAAAAAATGAAGTGTAGCCAACAGCGCAATAGGGCGCTGTACCAACTGTACAAGACGGTCATCATTTTTCCCCTCCTTATAACTTATTTCAGCCTTGTCGTAAACGGCACGACCAATCACCTGAATCAGTTCATCGGTAGCATCGATAATATCCATTTCGACTACCGAAAAATCATTTCCGACATAATAGTTACCGGTCATGTGGCGCAATTCAGCTGCGCCCTGGTTGTTAAGATTGAATATCATGTTTCTTTGTTGCTTGAATAAGGCTATCAGCCTTCTGTTTATCATCCAATAATTTTAATAAAACTCGTAGGAGCTGGGTATTATCCACTTCTTCAATGCTACCAAAGACTCCTGATTCGGCCATAGAGAATAGTATCGAGTTCATACCAAGTGACTGTTCAGGCGTGTTCCCGTTATTGGTAGCGGAAAAAACAGGCTCAAAACAGACTTCGCAACCATCAAGAATGAATGTACCATGGAATAAAAATGAACAGAACGAAGCGAACCAACAATATACCCCCCACTTCAGGTAATCCGGCATACCCGCAATATCTTTCGTCATTTTTGCTAAATCAGACGAAACAAAAGGAACACGTTTTCCTCCTTTTTTTCGTCTGTACAAAATAGCACATAGTGAATACAAGTAGGCTACGTCTTGTGTCCGAGTATATTCGTTCATCATAATTACGGCATAGCGGAATTCGCCAAAAGTCAGATCCGCGCCGTGTGAAGCCGGGCCCCAAAAATCAGACCATGAAGGAATCAGGTTCACCGTTGAGTCAAAGGTCAGGGCAATAGACTTATTCTCATCGTCAACCTTCCATTGCCAATCCAAGGTTTCAGACAGATTATTAACCAACAGGTAATAATCTTTTTTCTTTGACTTTAAACCACGATGTCTTAGCACATATCTACACCATAACCTCTTGACATCTGTCAGAGATATAGCTTTTGGTGAAAGGATCAGCAGCATACGCAATTTTAGCAGGTAGGCAAATTCGGCAGGCTGAACCTCTTCCCAACAATCCGGAAATTCTAAGTTTTTCTTCATATTATACCTGATTTGTGGCTCTATCAGAAGCCGTTACATTATCTTCCTTATTAATCACTTTTCGATAGATTCCCAGAAATAAGTCCTGCTTGTCCGGGAAGTTGATATGAATCGCATCGTTAATGGCTTCCAGACAAACATCTTCAGGAATCTGTGTATCGGCTCCGTAAAAGAGTTTCAGCGCATACAGCATCTGAGATCCTGAATCACCCTTTCCGTCGATTATGATGTTAGCCAGTGAAGGGTTAAGACCTAATCCACTGGTTGTACTCGAGTCGGCAATACGTGAAATTTTGGTAAGCGCATCGATGTACTTATCAATATTCATCTCAATAGGCTCAATCGTGAACTGGTGTGTCTTGCCATCGACAGGATCAACATAGTCTGTAGTCATAAAAAATTTGCCGACATTGTTCTTACCTGCCATGACATCAGCCAGCTCACGTGCCAACTGATCCTTTACCAATTCCATGTGCTGATATATCTGTTCATCTGTAGCATCGAGATGCTTAGCCTTGTACCGCTCTGACTTCTTCGTCCAATACTCATCGGGTACATGTACGACATAAGCAGCCGCAATCATATTCCTATTCAGATATTCGATAATCTCCGGTAAAGAGTTAGCATCCTGCATCCAGGGCATAGAGCCAAAAAAAGAGGATATCGCGTACATGTTTCGTCCGAACGAGCGTAAACAGTGATACTTCACTGCAATCTCCTGTTTTGTCGGCCGATGTCTATCAAAAACCGGATATCGTATATACTTCTGGCTACCATAGAAATCAAAATCACCATTCAGGATATGTGTAACAGCATTGAGATAACGTTCATCGTTATCTGGCCAGCACAAGCGACAATCTTTTGAAGGCAAACATTCAAGGCTGTGAATCCACGGTCGTCCCACCCTGACGGATCTTGCGGAAACATACTTGACAAAAACTCCGTTCAGGTGGTTATATTCGGTAAATGATTCACGGATAAACCGGCGATAGTCCCAGCTATCCAGCCACGCCTGTACTTCCGGATCTGTAGTCCATTCCTGTACACGTTCGTTGTTCTCGATACCTATACGGTACAACATAGGTCCCTGACCGTATAACAATCCGGTTTTACGGGCAAGAATACCCGGTGCAAGATTGTTTTTCTCGAGCAGGTTACGAATAGAAGAAGGAAGATTGTTATCTGCCCCCCAAGGCACTATGCGAACTCCAGCAACAGTTGTCGGGCTGCAATCCCAGTCAGCTACTGCTGATCCAAACAGGTGTGTCAGAGAGTCACGGAAAGAGTCCATACGGATAGCATAAGTGCCAACCGCTGTTTCAACGAAATTGATATTACCAATTTTCTTATTCATTTTTTATTCGATTTTCTAAAATTCCCTTTAAACGTTCAATCTCATAGTCAGACAATCCATACATGACGCGGCTTATCAGTCTGTTCAGCCCACCATACATATTGCGAGCATACCATCGATTCTTTTTATTGGTGTTCGAGCGAATACCCCAAACCTCACGATTAGTGTCAACCTGTATCTTATTCCTCTTGTAGCCGGCCATATCAACACAACGGCCATACGAATAAAAAGACATACGTTGCCCCGGATTCTTCCCTTCCTTAAATGACGAATAATTCAATGAATCAAGAAGAGAACCGGACTCAATCAGTTTCTGTTTGGTAAGGGCATCGGACAACGCATCACATAATTCTTCACCGAATTGTGACAATTCTTCTTCAATAAAGAGAAGCTTAATATCATCTGAAGCCTGACTGTTCATAGTTATAATTTGTTTTGTGCAAAAATAGCTTCAGAAAACACCTGAGAAAAGGACATAAAAAAAGCCCCGCCGAAGCGAGGCAAAAAAAAATTTTGCAAAAAAAAATCGAATTCTAAGCCTGAACAAAGATACAACAATTTATTGAGATACAAGGTGTCTTGTTATGTATTCCTCTTCAGAGATATCACCATTATTAAGCCTTTTCCAATCAGACAGATCAAAGGTTATCGATCTACCGTCAGTAACAGTAATTGATTCAGGTGAGATACCCATCTCAGCGCGGATCTCATAAATCAAAGCGAGTACATAGTTAAGGCTTCCCTCCGTGTCAATCTGATATACAAGTTTCATTGTTCGCCTCCTTTCTCAGGAATAAATTTGGTAAGCTCACCTTTAAGGAAATAAATTGCACGTAAGTGTGCCAGCACTTCGTCTGCATCTTCATTATGCAGTTTCATCAGGAAAGCAATCACTTTATCAAGTTCTCTTACGGCACAAGCTGCTGCATCCTGTTCTATCCAGTTCTGCAACACATCGACAGCCTGATCCGGGACGATATAAGGTTTCATCGCAAACCTCCTTTCTTTCCTGGTAATACATTTGTTTTCTCACTAAAGCGGAATTCTTTCTGAACCTTCACCAAGTCAATATAGGAAACAGTCTTCACATCATCTTTTACAGAAAAAGATAAGCGAATCGGACCTTTTACAATAGAATCATCATAATCAAAAACAAACGGTTTGGTCTTAGGATATTTATCATTCAGTGTGTCCAGAATCAATCGTGCTTCTTCGATAAAAGCATCCTTTGACAGGTCATCAGGGAACAATGTATAATTAAAAGACTCTACCCATTGACCTAACTCTTTAGCCTTCGCATTAATCGGAGCATAAGAAAATGCACAATTTACGAACCATTTCATTTCAAACCTCCTTCCTTGCAAAGACGTAAAGAATGAATGAACCATACCAGGCAGACTAGTGCGGCCAACGGAGTAAGGAAAACAGAACAAGCAAGAACTGAAAATGACAAAAGCGCCTGGATGATCATCAGCATTTGCGCATTTGTGATGGACTCTTCCATCAGGGAAGACATAAAATGGTTTTCACGTTCTAACCATGTAGAACCAGATTCCGCCTGTGATACAGGGCGGGCAAATTGATTTTTCATACTGTAAGTGTTTGGCATTATAGACAGAAAAACGGCTGTCATTTCCCGTGTCGCCAAACACCTACAGATTTCGCTCACAGAGCAAAAAAGAGTTGGGAAAGACAGCCGTATATCCGTTAGTCAATAAAAAACGACTCTACACATATCTTAATATATCTTATGGGCATAAAAAAAGCCCATTAATATCATGAGCATTAACCGCGCTCTGCGATACGAAATAATCGTAAGTATTTGGCACTACAAATATAGGTAAAAATTTGAAGTGCACAAAAAGAAACAGAAAAAACGCACTGGATTTTTCATTATCCAATGCGTTTTCATAATTACCAATCGTCTTCTGAATCAATGATAGCATTATTTTCAGAAGTAGCCATTGACAAAGAACTTACAATCTCATTAAAGTAAGCGACACACTTCTGCTGTAAATCCGGCCAGGTTTTCAGCCATCTTTTATCCTGCATGCCGGATGGCTTGAATTTTTCCCGGTCAGTAATCAGGCCAAAACTCCAAGTCGACTTCCATGAAGGGTCAAACGATTCATGCGTGAATCCGGACATGGTTACTTTATACCGTCCGTCTCTGATTTGAATCTTCAAAGAATAATTGACCGCACCGTCTATGCAACGGTAAGTCATTCCACCTGGTGCCCGATAACTGAAAGCTCCCTTGCAAATCAGGATACCGTTATTAGCATCCTCCATTTGAATCACATCCTGAGCTGAGTTGAATGTCATCGCCCCCCATGCTCTAATTTGCGGATACAAGACTGATACATTTTTCCCTTCAACCTGAATCACACTGTCGCATTGAATCGGCTTATCCTGCGCCATCGCGTTCAGGCCAACCAATGCCAGAAGTAAAAATAAAACTCTTTTCATAGAAATAAATACTTTGTTTTCCTTGGCAAAGGTAAAAAACTTTCGTGACGAAAATATTTATTTGTGAATAAACCTTTAGCGTATCCTGTTTTGTGATTGATAAAGAAAATCCTATCTTTGTAGAAAAGCAGGTAAAATGAAGAAAATAATAGACTTTATAAAGTATTATAGAGAACAGCGTCTTAGAGAACGCTGCGTAAAATATGCATTAAAATCCTGTAAAGGAACAGAAAAAAGTATCGGAACTGAAGCAACCTTACTTTATAATTTTTTCAAAGCAGAAAGTAAAAATCTTACTGCTTTGATGTAATCCTTCTCGCAGGAAGAACAACCGGAACGTTAAATCGAACCCTACTTATAGAACTGTTTCCTTCTGTATGCGATTTAGAAGCACCACCCCCAATAACACAACTCATTACATTAACTTTACCGTCAGTATTCTTACTTTCATCAATAGAAACAGTAAGGTCAAATTCGACATTAGTCAATAATCTTTCACCAGAAGCAGTCTGAATACTCTGCATATCTTTTATCCGGACATAACTCAAAGGGTTAATTGTAGCATCTTTGTCTTTATATTCCTCATTCAAATCAGATACAGAATCTATAATTTGGGAAATAGTACTTTTAATAAATTCTTTAAGTTCCATAACGAAAAAATCACCCCCTCATACCGTGCGCCGACCGGAACCACCCGGAACCCGATTGAATACGGATTACACGATATGAGGGGATGAAATAAAAAGGTTTATATTCGGCTACTCAAGAGTATGAAATTGTTTTTGGATGGCAAAATTATAGTAAGAAAAAACTCCTTGTCATTCGATTTTAAATAACAGGGAGTTTTATAAAAGAAATCATAATTCAGTTTACTTATTTACCGGTATAACCAAATAAATCTTGAATGATATTCTTTTTAAAATCTTTATAAGGCTTATCTATAAGTTCATTATATTGTCTCTCAACATGTATATTTATGCCATCATCAAAAATATTAGCCACAAGTTTATCCCTAAAATTATCACTCTTACCTAAAATCTTATCATAAAGATTATTATCTACAGCGGAAAGAAAATAAATAAACTTTTCATTTAACCCCTTGAATAATACTTGGATGTTTTGTTCAACAGCTACTTTATTAGCACCAGGGTCTCTTAAGACAGACAAATGGGTTTCCAAATCATCAAAAAATGAATAGACATGCTTGAGATTATAATCCAGAATCAATGTCTTTAGCAAACCTATTCTTCTATCAGCTTCCTTATTATCATCTTCTTTTTTATCTTTAGTCCTATATATATAAACCGCAAATCCAACATTGAAAAGAGCAATTAAAACTGTAGCGAGTTTATAAAATAAATCAACAAGGTTCCTTAAAGAAAACCAATCACCAGTGTTGTCCGAAACCAAATTTTTCACAGGAGCATTAACCAATGTGTCAACGACCTGTTCTATAATCAAATTATCTCCTAGCATAAGTTATATCAATCAAGACCTGTTTTATCATTAATTATTCTATCAATAGCTTCATCCAAAGGCCCCTCAATATTATAACCGTTTGTTTCCCACTGAATCATTTGTAAAAACCTATCTTTACCATATTTCTTTACTACATCATAAAAGAATTGTTCCAAGAATGAAGGAGTAATAGAATACACATCGCTGGGGATTTTTACAACAACAATATCGTTATCATCAAAAATCTTATTGACATTACTTCTTTTCCGAACATCTTCACCTCTGTCTCTACCTGTAAAGACTCTAGATTTTACTGAACCTAATTGTGTTCTATAGTTCTCCAAATCAATAATATTGTTAGTTTTCATTGTTTAAATCGTCATCATTAATTAATAACTTAGCAAATATAATAGTACCTGGGAAATATTCAGGTACATTTCTCACATATTTTTCATCAGGAGCATCTGTAAGCTTACCAGATTCATTAAACGAGATAACACCACCAGGATATCCACCATCATGGTCAACCAGTTTATATGTACCATCAAAATCTATACGTGTATTACCTGAAAGAAGATACATACGTGAAATATCATCAACTTCCTCATCACCTTTAAGTTTAAAGAAACTATTTATAAACTGTATTGTACCATTACCTCGATGGCAAACATCACGAGGAATACAACTCACACCACCCTGTAATGAATAAAGTGTCCATAAACTCTCTTCTGTAAACTTGTCTTTCTTAAAGAAGCTATGTGACTTGAATTTTTCTGACAATTTTATCATTTTATCCAAACATTCTAAATTGATTGCAGTACCATCAATAGGATTCTTAAACTTTTCATATATAGTTTGTCCAAAATTCATTATCACCAGATTCAAAAGTCCAAAATGCTTACCATTTTGCAAACATTCTTCAAAATACCCAATAAGATAACGATATTTTAAGGAGGAATGTTCTTCTGCATTTATCAATGTTTCTCCAATAACATATCCTAATTCTTGCGCAGCTTCTTTTTTGAGTGACTTACCTACTCTTGATAAACAAGAATTGACATAATTCAACAATGTTGTTGTGTCTATCTCTTTTTGGATTAAAGCACTGTTTGTACTAAGTTTCTTCTTGTCAAACCTCCTCAGTTTATATGGGATTATAGAGTTAAAATTGTATCGTCTATTTGTTAACTCTGCAGGTGAACCTATAGAGTATAACATGCGAATAACATCTTTATTTTCAATATTACAACCACCAATTGAACTTAATCTAATATATTTATCATAAACTCTTGCTTTCTTGCACAAGTTGATAAATTTATTAACATCCAACAAAATAGCATCTAAAAAGACTTGTGACGCCAAATCTACTTTTTTGCAATTTCTATAATCAAGTTCTAAGTGAGCACAAGTCTGAAATAAAAAAGCCGCTATAATTGAAGATAAGAAATCATAACTCTGTTTGGCATTATCAATTATAGAAAAATATTCTGGAACCAAGTAAGTACCTTTAATTTTATATTTTTCTTTTTTTAGTTTCTTAATATAAAACATGCTATTCTCACAACCAGTTAAATAAGCAAGATTTTTAGGCAAAAAATACTTTATTGCATCATCATAAGAATGAATGTTTTTACCAATATCTAAAAACGTTTTATCTTCACTCATAATTTGAATATTTCTTCTGTTGCGTTGATGTTTTTTATATATGCTTTTTAGCCTTCGTCTAAATCGTCTATGTGATAAATATTGACTAATCATAGTAGTTAAACCGAAATGGCGAACTCCTCACCAAGATAGCCCAAAGGTGTAACCTGCACCTTAATCCGGTTGACTACGGATTTATCTTGATAAGGAGTTCATATTTTATGGTTATAACAACCATATATGGTTAAATGTTCGGGCATTACAAAGATAATAACTTTCGAATAAAAAAAGCGGAACTTGTTGAAAAGTTCCGCCCATTAGTCAAGATATTTCGGTAAGTGTTAATCAAGCGAAATGTACTTGACTTAATTCATTCGCAAACTCATGTACAGATTTTTGTATTTTATCAATAGTAGTACGCGATGGCTTGCGATGTCCTGTCGCATAATGGCTTAACTGACTCTTGTTGATTCCTGTAATCCGAGATAATCCAGCAAGAGAAAAAGCCTGTGTGTAATAAGAGAGGAAAGAAGCCATGTCATACTTAAATTCAAACTCAACTTCTTCAAAAGGCTTTCCATCACGTTCGTATGATGATTTAATATCCTCATACCCTTTTTTGAAATCCTCAATAGCTTCTTTAGACGTTGCGCCTGTAGCAGTAACCAAATAGTCCATATCATCCGCATCCATATAGATGCTGTAGTTACCGTCAGAAGCCATTTCAATAATAGCAGATACCTTTTTCATAATCGTGTATTTTTTAATGGCAGGACTTATTTCAGTCCTGCCGCTTTCATAATTGCTTTTAATGTTCCGGTTGCGACTTCCTGTTTTCCATGGTTACTCATTCGGAATCGCTTCCCCGTTTTCGGACTTTCCCAGACTGGGTGTCCGTTCTGTTGTTCTCCAGTGTCAAAGCACCCGGCTTTTTTAATCAGCCGTTCCAATTCGTTGTACTTCATTTCAATGTTCGCTTGATTAACACTACAAAGATACTCATTTGAATATCATCAGCAAAGAAAACAGTCATAAATGATACTCAAATTAATATCATTTAACAAGAAAAGTAAAGACCAGAGCTTCGCATATTGCGTATAACAATCGCCGATTCAGGCGTAAACAAACAAAACCTTATTCCCCGCCGCCCGATTTGCCGACAAACATAGTGCGAAGGCAAATCGGGCGGCGGGCGGCTGCTACGCTACCCACCTCCCAAACGCTGTCACAGCCATTTACAGCCCTTACAAGCGTCCCTCGTCCCCGTAGCTGTAATAACTTCCATCCGTTACTATCACGTGGTCAAGAAGCCTGATATTTATAATTCGTCCCGCTTCCAGTAAGGCATGTGTCAGGCGGTCGTCGTCCTGACTGGGGCGGGAATTACCTGACGGGTGATTGTGGCAGAGTATCATGGTGGTGGCATTACAAGAAAGTGCCTCATGTAGAATCACTCTTACATCTACCTGAGTAGACGCCAGTCCTCCGACTGAGATACGCTGTTTGCGGATGATTCGGGATGCCTGATTCAGGAAGATAACCCAACATTCCTCTACTTTCAGGTCTGCCATGTAGGGAAGCATCACTTCGTAAACGTCGGCGCTGGAAGTGATACGCCTGTAGTTGTTCTTCCGTTCCTTGATTCTCTTGTATAGTTCAATGACTGCCAGTGCCATCTCTCTGCGTGCCGGTGTCAGCAAGTTGCAAATGTCTTCTATCGACACATTGCTGCCGTTCGCTAACATGGCGTTCACCTGATTGCTTGTTTCCTTGTTGTTGGTGAGCTGATAAACTACTTCTGCGTCGCTCAAGTGGCGGCATTCTCCGCAAATTTCGAATAAATCTTTCATGATGTTGTTTATTAAATTGTTAGACAAATAAGGTTTTCGCTAAAAACATACCTCCCAAAACTGAAGCACCCAGCATTTCCAAATGGCAGGCAAAACGAGCGTAGGAGTACCCACGGGTTATCACGTCATCGAAGACAAGCACTTTTTTACCTTTGAAAAACTCCTTGTCGAAGTTGATTACCTGCACGTCATTTACGTGCTTCCCTGATTTGCTCTCGTGGATTGCCAGCCGTTCACCCTCTACCGTGATATGGCTGTATCCGTTTACCACTCCCGATAGTCTGGCCACTTCTTCCGAAAACTCTCTGTATCGGATTTCATTTTTCCGCTGGCTGCTGGCTGGGATACAGACAAACACCATGTCACTCGCTGACGTGCCAAACTGCTCACGGATTTTCTTTGCGACAAGCTGAGCAGCTGAAACGGCACATTTACCGTCTTTGAATGCCCACACAAACTTTCTCACCTGCCAATCTCTTGCGCTGGCCTGATACTTTGTGGGCAGGTAGTCAAAAAAGTTGAACATGTACTTTCTGCACTGGTTTAGCATGGATTCGGTAAAGGGTTTCATATCGATAGGTTTTAAATTTATTCTGGTGCCGAGCTCGGGTGTTGAGCCTTTTCTTTCTGCTCTTCCTGCTCTGAGCTTTTTTTTATTCCGTTCGCTTTCGCTGCGGTTTGTTTTCGCCTTTTACACCTGCTCAAAAGGTGTTCTGAAGCGTATAAAGACAAGTTTTCCGGAAAAGCACAGCCTTGAATACTACCCTGAAAGGGTGGAGATTTTTTCAGGAACAGAGCTTGAACTTGGCATACGAAGCAGAACATTTACCTTTGCAGGTACAAAAGGCATAAACCGTAGCGGAAGTGATACCGAATTATTGGCGAAGAGCAGACAAAGAAGAGCAGTCAAGCAATACATAGCTTTAGCTATACCGCCAGTAGGGAGAGCAACGGGGCGGGTGGGCCGCTGCGTGAACGTCTTCGCAACCTCAGAAAGACTACCGAGTGTCTTTCTACCTCTTAACCCGAAAAATCCCCATTCCATCATCAAATAGCCTGCGGTTGCCGATGGAATGGGGATTTTTCGGGCAAGAGCCGATGTAAATGGGGTGATTTATCAGAAATTCGGGGCGAGTTTTTGCGTGAAAACTTGTCCCAGCAAATCTAACGGACTGAAACAGAGGTTTCAATCCGTGGCAGGAATCAAAAACCCTTGGTTTTTGTCGTATTTATGCCCGACGCGCGCCTCCTAGCGGTTGCGATTGCAACTAATTTTCGGCTCGGGAAATGTGACGCAAGCGGAATCCCACCTCCCCAGCAACACGGCACAAAAAAAATGCACCACCGTAGTACGGCAGTGCATCCAACCATTCCTTAACGAACGGTCAATATATATTAAGGGGCATAAGATGTCACCTTAGATTGCCAGATCCGTAAGAACTCCTTACGCATTAACAGATACTTGAGCGCATCTGTCAGGTTGGTAGATTCTTTAGGCAAACGCTCACGAGGCAACTTATCACCAGTCTTTAACTTAACCACTATCTGGCTACCACCATCATCTACCAGCTTGGTCTTGCAGACTTCCATCTCAGCCTTCAGGTTAGGACAATTATACTGGTCTATTAATAGCGTGAACAGTTTACCAGCCAGATTACCACTCAACAGGTCGGACATAAAGCGATACTCCAGATTAGAACCGATATTACCTTGTCCTACAGACATTAACTGTACCCTCCAACCTGTACTTTTCCCTTCAGCATCATACTCAATAGCATTTTTGATCTGTGTCGCCATATCCGCTTTCACGCCCTTGTAATTATTCATAGCGCGGTCATAATACAGCTTCAGGACCTTAGTACGTCTGGGCGCAAAGTACCGGACAAACTGTACCCCCAACTCACGTACAGTATCAGGAGGCAACGTATAGAATTCCTTCAGTACGCGGTACTCACGCCCATGCTGTTGTCCTATCACAAGGGAAAGCATATTACCGGCATCCATACCCGCCTCGAGTGGCAGATTATGGTTGTGGTAGCGAAGTGCAGAACAGTCTTCCATCCAGCCCAACGGCTTAACTTCAATTATCTTATTCAAGTAACCGTCGGCGTAAAAGTGTCGGATAGACAGATTAGGATAAAACAGTAAGTTAGCTTCTATCTTAGGAATGATTGAAAGGATATTGCAGGTTAAACCTTCTAGCCCTTCAGCCAGTTCATCAGAGAACCAGTCTAGCCCGAGGATATCGGCATTAACATAGCTGGATGAAATAAAGAAGAACGACACACGGCGGCGAGTCTTGATCCATCTTTCCTCCCACCTCTTCATATTCCTCTTAGCCAGTTCAACAGCTTTGGCTGCCTTATCTACCTTTTCCTGAAGATTGCGGTCTGTTCTTTGTTGTTCTACCAGTTCGCGGTACTCCTGCAAGTGGGCAACATAAGTCTTCTTACAGTCGTTATATACAAGTCCGGTCCGAAGCATCAGCATAATCTGTTCCTTGTTGTTCTGAGCCGACAGTTTCAGAATCCAGTCGTATTCGCCCAGATGGTTCGGATTCGGCATATCGGTTGTCAGTGTTCTGGACCGATACCATACCGACTGTCCGTACTTGACATAGAACCCACGTACTGCCTTCAGCAAGTTGGTGAACTTCTCTTCGGGAAAGTACTTAACCTCGTCACCGAATACCCCCACGTAAGAACGTCCAGCACCAATAGCCAGACGATCCAGAGAGATAAACGTAAAGTTAAATCCCGTGAAGAAAACCATGGTATTACGCCAATCAGTGCATACATTATACATGCGCAATCTCCATTCTTCAGGAGGTGCTTCATTGATCACGTAATGCGTACCCAGTTCCCACCCCAGCAACTGCAATCCGTCAATTAACGATGGAATCACATTCTTGTGCAGATCGGAGTAGGTATCAGCCACCCACGCAAAGGGAGCGCCCGGACAATCCTGTGCTGCTTCCTGTACTCTTTCCGCCAATACCTGAACAGTTTTGGCAGAAGCACGACCGGCTACCCAGTACAGTGACCAGGGCATCATGATAGCCAGCATCTGGGCCGTCCAGTTTGCATAGCGTGTTTCCACGCTATCCTCGGTAATTTTCAGTTTTTTCCTGCGTGTCATCGATAATCTCTTCAAAATTAATATCTACGGCCATAGCATCCCTCTTCAGGCGAGTACGTTCTTTCTCTGGCAAATCAGGTATCTTATCAATTTGATTTGCCAGATCCTTACGGTCAATGGAAGGAACGCCAATCAAGTTTGAATCAAGTGTATAAACCTTGATATCTTTTTCCTTGATTTCCTGACGTTTCACCTTATCGGGTTTATCCAATTGTTTAACTTTCCAAGCCTGGGTAAGCAAGTTACCGTATATCTCCATATCCTTAGCACCTGAAGATGATAAGAGCACGGTCTGTGCAGCTTTCATCAGGTTGTCAAATATCATATTGCGGTGTGCAGCCGGCTCAATCGTATCATCGAGATAAAACAGATTCACAGCTTCGTAGTACATTTCCCTGGCACGAGGGCGTGAACAATTAAATGGCTCGTGCATAAGCATAGAGATAGCACGGTCCTTCCCATACTTTCGAGTTATTCCAACTACAGCGAAGAGAGCATTGTAATAATCCTGTTCTTCTTCGGATAACTGATATTTGCAACCGGATTCTATGTAGTCCTGGAGCTGCTCGTAATAAGATTTTTCAAACATCTAAATCATCAAAAAAAACCTTGGAAACATTATTCTTAAACTCGATGGAACGGCGCATTTTGTCCAACCTCTGAGCCTGTGTCACATTCTCACCAGTAGCTGCTGCATCTGCCATGGAAATACCTTCCTTAGCTGTTTGAAGAAGCTGGCCCCGATCATAATGATACTTCAGAGGAGATTTCAGCAGGCTGAAGTAAAACATAAATTCGTTAACTTCTATGTTATAATACATAGCTATCTGTTGGGGTGTGTAACCTATACCAGCTAACTTCTCATATTCATCAATAGGTATTCGGGCAAACCATTCCGGACGATTGCTATCTGTCCATTTTATTACCGATTCTGAATTCATATACTTTTTTGGATTTTAAAAAAACATACTGTTCCTCGAGGGCATTTTCGCCGTAGTTTCCGGAACCTTCCACCACATAGCATCCAGAATCCGTGTCCAGGCATGTAACCTTCTTGTGTGTCCAGCCATAGGTTAACGTAATGATACCCTCATTATGCAGCTGCTTTAGTCTTGCAAAGATCAGCGGCATACGGAACTTGAGTGTTTCGGACACATGAAGATGTACGGAGCCAATCAAGCCTTTATCCTTATATCTTAACAAGGCATTGATTATACGTTCATTGGTGGAATAAGTGGCTACATAGATGTGTCGAACATATCCTGCATGGCGAATCAGGTAAACGATAAAAGTGAAGGCGGTAAAACTTTTCCGGGTTTCAATGAAAAAGGCTTCATTATTATCCGGAAGGCGGCCGCACAATTCCCGAAGGTTATTGAGTTTGAAGCAAAGAATGTTTTCAAACCTCTGAGAGTACAGTCGTGACTGCCTGACCTCTGCAAACAATTCGTCCAAATTGAAATACTTATTCATCACCTAGTAACCGATTTATTTCAGCCAGTTCTGACTGGTAGGCTTGTAATCTTGCTAACCGTTCCAGCTCGAGGTGTGGTTTATCACGTTTAGCAAGCTCATCCTGTACGCGCCATATATTGTTTTTCAACCTCTTCTGGCGGATCATCAGCTGCTTGACATTCAAGGTCAACAGTTCCTTACGACGGTGGAATGCTGCGAAAATCGGATGCTTCCCAAGGATAGAACCATGCTGCTGGTAGTAATTCAGTTCCTCCCATATCATCCGGTTCTCGAGATATGAGTTAATCAGTTCACGAGATACTTTAGCACACTGTTCGGTAGAGGTACAATCACGTAATTTTTTATGCAAGTTTACATAATTGTGATATCTGGCAAATTTACGTGACGCCAGTGCCTCGAGTTCAGGCGGGCATTTCGGATCATTCAGGAAGGGAAATTCATCACGGAATGAAAGAGGTTTCCGCTCAGAAAACAGCACAACCTGTGCCGTAGCAACATAGGTATAGTCTTCATCAATGCCATACTTCTTACACAACCAGTCAATCATCAGACGGCGATTTGCCACCGGATTTGTCTTGACCAGTCGTAAAGTTAAAGAGGGTGCGCCCGCCTCAGTCAGAAGCTGCACACCCTCTTCGGCGTTCGCACCTGCACGTAACCAGGTGAGAATTGTTTGTTTCATGTTACTCAATATCCAGGAACGGAGTCAAAATATTTACATTTTCCTGAAAATGTTTCAGGTAGAGAAAACATTTATCTGAGATAAAGCGCTTAACCGTTTTGGGATCAGGCTTCTGTGAAACAACCGGAAGGATCCAGCCGTCCGTATGGTAGTCCAAGCGAATTGGATGTACTGCATACGCACACCCATAAACGGTGAGAAAGTGATACTTACCAGAAAGGATATCCGGACAATTTTCAAGAATGTCTGTCAGCTTTTCTTTCTCCAATAAAACCGGGCAATGCGTATTGTAATCATACGCTGCAAGCTGTAGTTTATCACGTAGCAAAGCAGCAGTATTTTTCATCATAACCGCTTCATCACCGGTGTAACGATTGGGATTGAGAATACCAAAATGTTTAAACAACCCGATATGACACAAGTTAACATAATCTATCAGATATGAACCAGGTTCAATCAGGATGAATTTATCTGTAACAGACTCAGATATTACGGCCAGCTTCAATACTTCAAGAATATCCAACTGGCTACCTTCAGCATCTTTGTATTCAATATGCTCTATAGGCATATCCTTTGTATAATCTATCTGGTCACCAATTGTCACAAAGCGAATATCTTCATGCAGGTATTTAGTACAAGAATCAATAACCTTCAATACCTCTTCTTCCCGGTGTTTCGCTTTAAAAAAGGGAATCACGACGGAATAATAAGGATTTGCATCCTCAGTAATCACATTCTCGGCATCACCTTTAGTTGATATTTCAACTGAAGGTGATGGAACTTGTGATGTGGTATCTGTACTATCAGAGCTATTTTCGGATGCAATATCCAAAGCACCCATATTTTCATTTTCAGGCTGCTCAACTAGAGCAGCCTGTTCTTGTTTATCAGTTTTTTTTGTCATACACCTTCTTCTAATGAGGCGGCAGCTGCCGCTGTTAAACCTAAGTAGCCGTCAATGTCCGGATCACCTGTCTGAGGGATTAAGTTCAGCGGAATACGTCCTAATGGGGTTGTCGGGATTTCAGAAGCAAGTTCAATAACATTCTTGCAAGCTTCCTTATCGTCCTGACCTTCGTCTGAACTAAATACAAGCGGGGTACAAGGTGTACCAGCGATTTTAGCGTCTTCATTACCGCAATTAATAACGATAGAGCCTAGATCTTCATTCACAATAGTATTTCGGCAAGCTGCCATTTCCTTAGTATCACCTGGAGATTCCCATGCTGTATGATGCAAATACCCCTTAGCATCAGCAGATCCGGTCAAAATATCCCAAGATTTAATGGTACTGGATGTACCATATACTGCAATAGGCTTTTTCCCTTCCGCGAATTTAAAAGCAGTCACAGTAATACCATCAGTATCTTTCTCAAAGGTTTTTACATCTTCCCATCGAAAAAGAATCACATAATGTTTTTTGCCCTTCGGACGACCAGCCGAAGAGCTACTTCTTTTTACAGAAACTAAAGTATCAGGCATAATATAACCTCCTATAATTAAACGCCCAGATCAGCTGGAGCAAGTTCTTCAACCAAATCAGTCGGAAGGTATGCGAATATAGCCTCCTTGATCCAGAATCCTGTACCTTCTCTCCATTCACCCAACACCTTAGCAACATAATCATCAGATGTCATACGCAGATTAACATTCTGAGGGTTACGCGACATAACGTGTCTAAAATTCTCTTTCGGTGTAATAAAGAACGCCCCGGTACCACGCATACCTTCTATCGGTGCGAAAGTAAAGCGAGAAAAATCAACTTTAACCTTTTCACCATCTTCGTTCTTAGTAGTCGGGTACTTATCACGATACGCACGACCATATTTTGTGATAAGATCCGGATCTGCATGGATGAACATGGTCTTATTTTTATACAGCGGGCTTACCGCGTCAACTGCCTGATCAATCTGCTTCAGCAGTTGTTCACCTTCACCCAGTGCAGCTGTTCCGTCAAGCAACCATGTAACGTCAGTATCTGAATTTTTCTTCAAATCACACAACTGAGTAAGGAATCCGTCACAGGTTTCTTCAGCTTTATTCGGAGTAAAAGTACTGTCAGATGAAGTTGGTTCCTTGTAACGTCCCTTACAAAGTGCCAGCTCACGGTCTTCATCCAATTTAGGTTTGATAAGCTGCTCAACGATATAACGAACAATCGGCATATCCTTTGGTTCCAATGATTCATCGTAGAGATAACCCAATACATCGTTAATGATGTCTGAAGGATAAATTTCTACGTTAATCTTCATCGGGAATTGCTTGATTGTCATAGGAGTAAACTTAGATTTACCCTTGGGTGTGAATCGTGGAGTGAATGTCTGCAATACAGAATCGATAGCAGCCTGAGAAGCACGAACTTCGAACTTATCCGTGATGATAGTAGACATGTAAGCAGTACAAGAGATTTGTCCGACAAGTTTCTGGAAGATAGATAATTTGTCAGAAGATACGTACTTACCGAATTCCTGTTTCAATTCTGTCGTATCGACTGTTGTGTCACCAGTCCACGCATCACCAGTAGCTGCTGCTATATACGCCTTGTTATGAATCAGACTCATATCAGGCTTAAACTCTTTTTTCATTTTACCACCTGCTTGATCGATAACAGCTTCCCCTCCTTCACCAGGAAGTTTAGCCAACTTGTCATTTTCAGCCTTCAATTGTTTAATCTCCTCACGTAACTGGGTGATTGTATCGGCATCCTTCTCCGCCTGAGCCTCGAATTCCGAAGCTACACCCTTAACTGATTCCTCGGCCGATACCCCTTCTTTTTCCAATTCCGCCAGATCTTTAACGAAGGCTTCTGTAAACTTCTCTCCCCATTTTTCGGTAAGCTTCTGCTGATCACCTGAAGAAAGGACGGAACGCCCGTCAGCATCCTTGGCAAAGGCTGATATGCCAAGAAATGACATGACAGCGGTTACTGTTAGTAATAGATTTCTGTTTCGCATTTTATTTTATGTTTTTTGTTTGTAAATAGGCCGAAACCGCATGCTCCCTGCTAAGTTCACGGGCCCTGTTAATTGCATACTGTTTATCACCAATAGAATCAATAAGTCCGTATTTTAACGCATCTTCAGCGTAGAACATACGTCCAGAGAGAATACCTTCTACAGACTTATCCAACTTTTCACCTCTCTTAGAAGCCACTTCATCCTGGAACCGTTGTGCCAACGGGTTCAGTTCCTCGCGCTTAATCAAGTCATATTTACCTTGTTTAGCTGCTTCCAAAGGTGCATTTTTGTAGTTCGACAAATCAGAATAGATGGTATGAACTTTAATGCCTTCCATCTCATAGTACTTAGCATAATCTGGAAATGACATCATAACACCAATAGAACCGAATTCTGAAGATATTCTGTTCGAAGCGATTATTTCGTCACAATATATAGCGACATAATAATTGGCAGATGCACATAAGTCACAATGAGCTATTACGGACTTATCATACTTACGCGCATAATCAATAGCTGACGTTAAAGGTGCTATAGCATCAACGCAACCACCTCCTGAATCCATGTCAAGAACAATACCGGCTATATTAGGATTGGCAGCAGCCTCGTAGATCAAGTTAGCTATCTCGGTTGTCCCATACGCACAATAAGTACCGTACTTCATCATTGTACCATGAACGGGAACAATCGCAATGGTATCAGCTGGAAGATCACCGGAAAATGAAGATGTCTTCTTCATATTTTTATTGACGAGTTCCCCTTCGATTGGTTTACGGTCTGCCAACGTGCCTTCAGAGGACTTATCGAAGGAACCGGATATGATTTGCTCCAATATCTGGTGCGATGACTCCACATCACGCAAGTCAATCGCCCATTGGGCACGCATAATTGCTGAATATAGATGTGATAAGTGCATATTACTATTATAATTAACGTTACAAAATTATAGTAGCAATGATGCGCATAAAAGGACTACAATATTTTACTTAATTCAGGCTGCTGGTTCTTATATGAGAAAATCAAAGAACGTGGAGAACCTTGTCCGGACAAGGATAATACAACCGGGAACTGATCCGTACCGACTACTCTGGATGTACCATCGGTATAATCTAATCGCACAAGAATGTATATCCCAAGCCAGGCGATCAACTCCCGCATTTTCTCCAGTGAAGAGTCAGAAAAGGTAATAGAAAGATTAACCTCATAAGAATTGCCATCTGAAGATTTATCTTCGGCAAATTCTACCGTTGAATAGTCTATTTTCGCCCAATCACCTATAACCTTAATCTGAGGCAGACCAGGTATATTAGTAACAGTAGATTCTGCGATTTCCATAAAATAGACTTGGCAGATAGACGCGCGTTTACTTTCTTTGTTTTGCATAATTGCTTATAATTTTAAGGTGTTTTGCAGGATTCGCTACAAAATCAATTAAGAATTAATTCGTGAAATAAAGTTAAGGGAAAAGGCTTAACTGAAGTTCCTTAGCTATTTCAGCAGTAATTCGACGGCGATTTCGGTAATCATACTTTTTCACGGTTTCATAATTTATGGCATTTCTCTTGATATTGTAACTATGAAGGAAAGCCTGTATAATCTTATCCTGGCGAAAACCTTTAGCATATCCCACGAAAAAGTATTCCTTAATGCGAAGCCGGAACTCAGCTTCTATGAATAATCGTAACTGTTTCTGTTTCCATTCTGGAATATAAACGAAATTTTCGCTGAATATAGCATGATTCCACTCTTGTACCGGTAGGGTAATACGTAGCGGATTTTCACCTATCTCCTGCTTTCTCGGCCGATCTGTTACAGTAACCATAGACTGTATCATACGACCGATATCGTGTGTGCCATCAGCCATAAGTTCCCCTGATTTGCGATTCTGCCGTAGTTCGTGAAACAAAAAGTCCTGTAAGTGTGGAGCTAAATCTATTGTAACAAATGGTCTTTCCATATATAAAGATGCTTTTTGCAAAGATAAAGAATAATGCGTTAATTATCTCGCATAACAATAAAGTAATAACACCCCCCTTTCATAAGAATAGGTATAAAAATCGTGCTTGAGTACTTTTCTTAGGAGTAATTTATCTATATAATTAATTATCAACACATTATAAGCGTACTATTTTCGTACAAAATACGTACAAAATTGAGTGCGCTGGTACTTTTGTGCGTTTTTCCGCAAAAAGTACAAAAAGTGCAGAATCGTGCAAAAACAGTGCGGATAGAACATTCTGAATTTCAATAAATTAAATGTATAAAAATTCATTTCGCACGATTGTACTATTATTTTTCTAAATATTTAAAGGGTAGTTTTACACTCTTAAAAAAAATAAAAAAAAGAATATTATTATATAGCCGGAATCGCTTTTCTCGCACAGTTGCACACCAATTCTTAATATCTCTAAAAAAGGGGTGAGAGGGGAAAAGCCTGGATGAATAACAGAACAGGCGTACAGTGCACATTAAGTGCGTACTGTACGCCTGAAAAAATGCTTCGACTATGGTTTTCGACAAATGCTTCGACTGGTGTTTACAAAAGGCTCTCAGGGTAATAGATATCGCATAAGAACTCAAAATCACGTGGGATCTTACGAACGCCCACAATAACAGCAATACCTCGAGCAGCCATTTCATATAGCCGTTGTGTTGTCGATAGACTATCACGGAAATTGAAGTCGTCTACCAGCACATAATATGCTTCTGAAAGGTTGACATCGTATATAGAATGTTGCATTATTTTCTTAGCATCACTTCGAATAACCGCAAGTCTGCACCTAACGGCCAACTCACAGACCATATTCAACCGGATAGCATTATCCAAGCTGACACAGGCCATAATTTTATTGTTTTTCTTACTCATATAAATAGCTAATTATTTGCATATTAACTAAAAAAACCGTATCTTTACAATGTATTAAAATGGGGGCGTGTTACCTTCTTGAATAGAAGTGTCTATCAAGGTGATTAGGCTTAACAAACCCTGGTCTACGGTATATCTTACGATAATCATCAGAAAATTCAATCCTAGACTTCGATTCATCATCCTGTTGATGCAATAGTATATACTTGCATACTACCTTGATAAAGACATCCAGACTGTCTGGAACAACAACATCACATACATTAATAGTATCGCCTATGGCTAAACCATCCAATAAGTTGTACACTTCGCCCTGGAAGTGTACAAACTTATGCAGATCCTTACGATACTCGTCTAAATCAGAATCGGCATTAAGCCTATATCGAGATAAATCATTCAGCATACGTATTCAATTAAAATGATAATCTGCTATCACTATTGTTAGCCGCCTTTTGCTGCGCATATTCCGGAGATGAATAATAATCAGGTGTCCCAATGGTGAAGTATTCTACACCACCAGCCTTATCATCCAGGATAGGATTACCGTTACGAGGATCAAACTTACACGGTTTACCAGTCACCGGATCTAATTTCTGAGGATTGAATATATAACCACGGAACTGGCAATATTTAAGCAATCTTTTTTTAAACTCAGTCGGAGAATTGGTATACTTACGCATATTCGGATCGTAGTTGCAGTATTCATCATATAGTGACCTACGAACCAGTCGGGCGTTTATATGAGATTCGTCACTAAAGTATTCATCTGCCCAGGAAATGAATACTTCAGTGATCTCCTGACGAAGCCTGCGCTCAATCAAACGCTCTTGAGGTGCTTGTACGACTCCGTATTGAAGGTATAATTGCACACAATTCGCCACGAGGTTCCAACATAAGTTCCATTGTTCGAAGTCCCATTCAGTAAAGAAGTTACATCCAAAGTCATCTATCGGCTTATGCGCGTCGTTGTAAAAATCACTAAAGCCCAACAACCATTGACGGTCGGTAAATGAAGCTCCTTCACCGCGAATAGCATGGTTTGTCGCAATATATATCTTTGGAGAAGTTTCATAAGGGAAGGTTATACGACGGCCACCCTTATAGTTCACCGTCCAGTCACCGGTAAGATTCGGGAATAAGCGTTCAAAATTGAAATTCATCAATACATCATCAATGAATACTAACTTCGTATTCTCCACAACATCATTCCATACGAACTGATCCTCCAGCAAATCTTTTCGTTTCCCGTTAACGTAAGCTGAAGGAAGTATATGTTTCATCAGGACTCCAATAAGTGACTTACCAGATCGTCCATTTGATTCGCCTACTTCAGACTGCTTTCCGTCCATGCCGATAACAGCTCTATTCACCGAAACATCCTTATACTCCATAGCCATATATCCTATTGCGCATAATTTAGACAGCAAATGCTTACGATTTTCGAGAAACTCCTCCGGTTCTATTTCCACTTCTCTCTTACGCCATGTGAAGTTACTGGTATTGATCAGAAATTGAAGAAAATGGCAGTTCTTGCCATCTTGAGATATGGAATAGTCCAGCGTATCACCGTTCCCAGAAAAAGTAATTAACGGTCTGCCAAGATATTTCGCCGGGAAATCTCGCCGCTGTTCTGCCCAGACATGATGACTTATCGATTCATATCCCAATTCTTTAACTTCATGCTCAGTAACTCGCCAGCAGTTCTTTTGAAAATAGAAAAACTGTTCAGTACCAACCGGATGAAGGAAATCCGGATAAATAAAGTGCAGCAGGGATAATTTATCTGGACCGACATACTGTGTAACACCCTTTGACAGCATTTCATTCACCGCTTCATTACAATTATTTTCTGCAAATTCGAAAAGGAAATCTCGAGCTTCAGAAGCTTCAATTACCCGGACAAACGGCTGCTCCAGCCGGATGAACTGAAAAGAGCCATCCAGCCTCCGGAACCTGCCAAAGCCACGGTTCTGAAGAAACCTACGACTGGGTACATAACGAAATTCATACTCTGTGTAAGTATCTCCGCTCCGGCGTGATTTTTCAACAGCCTCCCAAAACATTTCGTCAGATTCAATCGCCTGAGCAGACTCAAGCTGACCGGACTCGTTAATACGCCACCGGTGTGAACCATACCGGAACTCCGGAAGGCGTGAAAGCACATCCTTGTGCATTTCGGCAAAATGCTTAACTGAATCCAGTCCCCAGAGGGTAGACAGCTTATGATCTGTATAAGCAGATATGCGAAACAACTGAAGATATTTACCCGTCAGGTTCTTTTCATTGATCAGTTTGTCAAAGTCGGTCATCAGTTCCTGTTCCTTACCCTGAAGGGAACCAGCCAGCAGATCATCAATTCCCTTTTCATTCTGCTCGTTTTTCTGAACATGGCCTACATAAATCTCCACATACAGTTCCCTGTTCCGGAGCGAACCCATATAGTCCCGAAAGTTACGAGCTGCATAATAGAAGTTACGTGGACGCTTTTCGACCTGGTCGTTGATACGTATATTTGTTGAGAGGTCGTTCCAATCCGAATCCATTATGAAAATGACCTCCTCGACATGACATTTCTCGATGATCCGAATCAGGTCTTCAGGAAGTCTTCCGCCACAAGCAATATTCTGGATTCCGGAAATAGCCAAGGAATACATACCGTGCTTGCATGCTTTTTCGGCCTTCTTTTCTCCTTCCTGGATGAAGAGCCGTTTCAAATGTTCCCCTTTTTTATAAAGTTGACGGATTTTGTCCGGAATGTATATCGGAGTACCACCACCATAGGGTGAACGGTACTTGAAAGGTTTGCCTTCTTTATCCAAATGCTCTTCCGGATATTGCCAACGGACGCGGAAATATTCACGCATTTTACCGGTAGGTTTGCCCTTGGCATCTTTCTGTTCATATTTCACTGGCAGTCCTTCCAGATCATAATACTTGATAATGACATCATCACCATTTGTGTCGATATCACCTTTGGAATTGACTGTACCCTTGCTGAAGGTGTGAGTCAAAGTAACAGTATGGTTAGTGGAAGAATCATAGATATGTGCAGCAACATCCTCAAATGTCAGGCCTGATCCTTGAAGCATTGCAACACAATAAGAAGAAGAATCAACTCCTTTTAATGCTTTCGAGTTCTTTTTTAAAGCCTGAGCCTTTTTTTTCTCCGGAACTGGATTATCCAGAAGCGTAACGTGAAAACGGTCAGCCAAATAAGAAAGAGCCTCATTAAATGCCATATTCTGTACCCTCATTAGGTAAGTGATGGCATCATGACCGCCCACGTTGCATTTGTTGAAGCAACCGTACAGCTCTTTCTTTGAATTATAATTAAAAGTTTGTTTACCGCAAAGAGGACATTTACCGCGATAGTCATATCCTTTTTGTTCTTCCATATCCTGGAAGTCCCTTATGACCTCCAGGACATGTCCCTCAGCAGCTTTTTTTATTCTGTCTGTATTGTCTTTTGTGAAAAATTGGCTCATATCCTGTTTGTTTTTTTGCAAAGAAAAAAATTAGAAATCACCTGCAAAAGGACTATTTCTTTGAATAGAACTCCAGTCTGACACGACCATGCAAGCCATTGTATAGAAATAAGCGGGTAATTTTTAGCCATAAACCAGCTTCAGCTGCATATGGAGCAAATGCCCGAATTATTTTTCAAGCATGATACTTCTGCATCCGTCTGCGTTTAATCAGGTGTAATTGATCAAGTTTTATATTATCTCTTTTTTTTGTCATATCTTTTCTTTTTTATGAAGAATCTGCGTTTAGCACGCAATATTCGGTTTAATTCTGAAATACGGTCGTATTCAGTAGGTATTTCTTTAGATATCATTGTCCAATAAAAGTCCTAATATGTCCCTAGATAGCACATCAAGAATAAAGATTCGTTCATTCTCTGTGTAGCCTTGAATATGTTCCCGGACAAAATCTAGTTCCATCCGCGCCACTTTCTTCAATTCCTCTCCTCTTGGAGAGAGATAACCGATACCGGCTATTTCGGCCGATATTTCCGGATTTGTATTTTTAGTAGGATCTGTCATGGTTATCATTCTTTAGATGGCAAGTCGTCTTCTATAATTTTTTTCCCGCAAAAAGGGCAATATTGGTATGTCAAGTCTATTTCGCTTTGATTTCTATAAAAAGAACCATCCTTTTTTTTCTTATGATATAAAACCTCTATTGAGGGAAGTCGATATAACTTACCATTAATATCAGTAAACACACTGCGAATTATTGCATGTGGATCACCAGTGATTTCTCTTACTTTTTTCTGAGCGTTTTCAAAACAGTTACATGGCATAGATTAATCCTCCATTTTTCTAATTATTATCAAGGTCTATCAGTCTTCTCGCAGCATCACTTGATGACGCATATCGGCAAACTTTACGAATAGCAGCATGCCTCTGGTTTTTAGAATAACATTTACAATCTTTTTTTTGATAATTAACTTTGAACCAATTAGGAGAGAATGGTGAAACTGGGCCTAATACAGTTACCTTAAAAATTCTCTTGACTATTTTATTTGCTTGTCTTATTTTCATATGGATTCACATTCTTAGAGTTCCAGCAGGATATACATCACCACCAGGAACAGGTAATAAAGTTTTGTTTTGCTCATTCAAAGTAGTCTTTATTCTGTTAGATCAATAAACATTTTTTCTTCTCCTAGCCAAATAAGAGCTTCAGGGAGTGCATATTCTACAGTAAACTTTACCATACCATCATACTTTGGTACATCTTCAATGCTTACAAATCGTAATATCTCTTCAGAAAATTTCGTTTCGATTTTTTTCTTTAACGGATTAGCAATTCTTCCCAAACAAAAAAAAGATACTTTTTCCATAACGTTAACTGATAAAATATTCGCAGCTATAAGCTCCTGAACTACTTGGGAAATTAACATCTACACAAAACTCACCACACATCAGGAATGGTTTATCTGAGGTTATTATACCCTCTTCATGAGTGTTTGGATCTATAACCTTTGCCCCTTTTACCAGTTTATCCAATGCAGCTTTCATCTTGTCGCTAGTATAGCATTTGATTTTCTTACCAGAAGATTCATAGGCAATCAATCCCATGTTCAAGGATGACATCGCTTCTTCTACAGTTTTCATTATATCTCTTTTACTCAGAATTTTATATGTTTCAAATTGCTGAACTTTAACATCCGGGAATTTTTTTATAAAATCTTGTTTTTTCAT